CTTATCCTAGTTCCTACGACCGGTGCGTCCTACGTTTTAACTCCCTTGCGGGTAACTCATGATCAGGTGATTCATCATACAGAGCACCCAGTTCAGACGGGGGCCAATATCACTGATCACGCCTTCGCACTGGCAGCAAAAGTAATAATGGAAATTGGAGTGTCAGATGTTATGGACATCCCGTTTCCAGGCATGTGGGGGGGTTCTGGAAACTCGACCAGTGTAAACGCTTTTAATGCCTTGCGCACTCTGGCGCGGTCGCGTACGATGGTGTCTCTAACTACCAGGCTTTATTCCTACACTAACATGCTAGTAGACCTTGTAGGCGCCGAAGAGACTAACAAGACTGTCGCGTCGGGAGTATTTCGAGTAGCTTTCACTGAACTATTTATAGCCAACACGCAGGTCATCACTGCGCCAGCAAGACCTGACGTTATTAACTCTACAACAATCAGCGGCATAATTACTCCAGCCGTTCCAACTAGTCAAGTAGTACAACAGTTTGCCAGCTTTCTAAAATCATTGCCACCTACTACAGCCATCGGTGCTGGCACTGCTACTAGTGTCGCTAATTGTCACATGTCGGTAGGTCAGATTGCGACCGCCAATGGAGGACATATATAATGGCTTTACAGGTAGTGCCACTTTCATCTTCGTCTCAGATTACTACGGCTCAGTTGCAGGTTGACGGCAATCCGCTTACCCTGGTCCTATCCATTAGCTGGTCAGCTATGGCCGGTTACTGGGTAATGGCCATATATGATGCGAAAGATAATTTGTTATTAGACAGCGTACCGCTAGTGACTGGTTGGTATCCAGCAGCTAATTTACTTGCGCAGCACAGCTATCTACAGATAGGAAGCGCATACGTTATCAATCTAGGTGTGGATGATTCAGACTACCCAGGCAACACAGATCTAGGTACAGGGTTCACACTGCTGTGGGGAGACACCGCCCCATGAGCACGCCGGCATCCACCATACCGTACTTTGGCCGGGCGTACAGTCTTGACGTCTACACTTCACTCGATGGGTCTGGATCTCCTGGCTACACGCTAACTAGCGATGCATGGGAACCAGAAGCCCTGCGTATGACATTTGAAGTAAACCAAACCGCTATTAGCAGTGCTTGGTGGTTTGCCGATATCAGTGTCTACAACTTGAACGATGCCACTATTCAAGATGTACTAGTAAATGCCCACTGGGTAACGCTCAAGGCTGGGTACCAAGCAGACGGAGCGCCTGATCATGTTATATGGACAGGCGCTGTAATGCAGGTGCTTTACGGCCGGGAAAACGTAGTAGACACTCGTGTAACTTTCCACTGCTTCGCCGCTGATCCTATTCTTAATAACGGACTTAACTTCACAATAGGACCACTGGGCAGTCAGGCCCAAGCTGTGCAGCAAATGGTTGCTAAAGTAAAAGGGTATGACCTACTAAGCTCCCTCCCAGACGAATTTAATTCTAAGAAGTTTGTGCGCAGTAAGACAGTCTTCGGGAGTATCGCTAAGTATTTCGGTCAGGCTGCAGATGACCACAATCTTAATTGGTACAAGTCTCCGCAAGGGGCGGCTATCGGTAGTTTAGATTCTGGAACTGACACGCCTGATTTTATATACTCAGCTCCACTCCCGGCGGACTGGAAAGGTCCTGCGCCAACTACTACAACTTCGTACACCATAATCGGGACTCCAGTGCAAGACCCGCATGGAGTGTCATTCCGTGTGCTGCTTGACCCTCGTATCATTGTAAAGTACCCGGCGTTGCTGGTTCGTATTGATAATACAATCATCCAGCAATACGCGCTTCAACTAGGTAGTACTGACCCGCAATTTCCTCTTCAATCTAGCTACTGTGTGGGTGAGGTGTGTCATCGCGGCGATACGAGGGGTGATGAGTGGTACACAGAGATCCACGGGTTTGTGCGCGCTTGGACACTAATACATGGCAACTTCTTGACTGGTCAATAATTCTATGCCGACATCTACAACCAATTTAGGTCCTCAAGTACGACTATCCTCTACGTATTCACAGTGGGCAGCTTTGTTGCGCCAAGCTACTCGTGATCTACGCGTTTCAGCACCGGGTATTATTCAGTCATTTGACCCGGTAAAACAGACAGCAGTAGTTCAGATTGCGCTACGCGAAAAGGTAGTCACGCCTGGTAAGCCACCTGTAGACACTACTATTTCAGTATTACAGGATGTACCCGTAGTCACTCCGCACGGCGGCGGATGGTGGATAACAATGCCGCTCCGCGCTGGTGATGAGTGTCTGCTCATATTTGCTGATATGTGTATAGACTACTGGTGGCTGCGCGGCGGTGTGCAGAACCAGTTTGAGGTGAGACGTCACGACATCAGCGACGCGTTTTGCATCCCTGGTCCGTGGAGCCAGCCTGAAGTACTGCCAGCTTACAATCCTACAAACATGCAGTTGCGTAATTATGCCGGTGACATTGTTATTGACTTGTCTACTGCCGGGGTAACTGTTACTGCTCCCAAGGTGACCGTCAATGCAACAGGCGACGTAGATATTACAGCGGCCGGTGCCGCGAACGTGATAGCGTCTACGATAACCGCTAAAGCTACCGGTGGAACAGCGCAGGCCGTATTACTACAGGCGTTCCTGACCTGGTTTGAAGCTGTATACATGCCTTCGGTGAAGTACCTAACTACAGCGCCGCCTAATCCTACCGGAGTAACCAGTACAGTACTGGAGGCTCAGTAATGTCAACGGCAAGTGTGCAGTACTTAGCTTTAGATTCTAGTTACGACCCGGTGTTTGACCCCGGCGCGGCACTGAGCGGGACACAAGCTGTGGCGCAGAATATACTGACCAGGTTAAAGTTGTTCAAAGGTGAGTGGTGGGAGGATCTAAATCTTGGTTTGCCTATGTTCCAAACTATACTGGGACAGTTAGCTAATTCGAAAGGCCTGCTTGCGATGCAGCTTGCAGTACAGCAGGTTATATTAGGAACGTCGTACGTCACAGGTATCAGCAGTATGAACGTTCAATTCAATGAAGGCACTGCGCAGCTGGTTATTACTGCTACGGTGCAAACAATTTTTGGGCAGACGTCAGTGACCAACCAGCCAGGCGCGTCAGCGTCAGTAGGAGGCTAGACCGTATGAGTTACGCAGCCCCCAGCATTGGGCCCGCTGGTTTGTCCATTGCTTATTACGCTGATATTCTAGCTGACAATATTCAAGGCTTTCTTAACATATACGGACAGAATCAGATAGTCGACCCTAGTTCAGCTATCTATCAACTCTTAAGCATCATCTCACTCAAACAAGCAGACTGCAACACAGGTCTCCAGCTTGCGTACAATCAGAGGTCACCGTTGTATGCTGTTGGTGCTGGGCTAGACCAACTCTGCAAACTAATTGGTATAGCTCGGCGCCAAGCTACCTTCAGCACTGTCACGCTTACTATAGGCGGGGTTGCTGGGTCTGTAATTGTTAACGGCGTAGCTGAAGACGCAAATGGCTACTATTGGAATCTTCCTAATACAGTAACTATACCGTTTAGTTTGAGCGTCAACGTACCTGCAACTTGCGCTACGCCTGGTGTAGTAGTAGCTGAGGCTGGGAAAGTCAATATCATCAGCCAATCTAATTCTGCTGGATGGCTAACAGTAACTAATTCTTCGCCTTCAACACCTGGCACTGCGGTAGAGTCTGACTCTGAACTGCGCGCGCGGTTTGCCGTTAGCGTAGCTGTTCCGTCACTTACATTGCTTGCAGGAACTAAAGCTGATTTACTGGCACTGACTGACGTTACACGTGTTAATGTATTGGAGAACCCTACTAGCAGCACTGATGCATACGGTAATGGGGCACACTCACTTACTTGTGTGGTTCAAGGTGGGACAGCGACTGAGATAGCGCAAGTAATCTATGACAATCGTGGTATTGGGTGTAACACCGCTGCTTCAGCAGGTAACGTAACCACTACAGCTACGTTCACGCTTGGTTCCTCTACTATCACCGTTGTCAGTGCTGCCGGTCTTGTGGTAGGGCAGTTACTGAGCGATTCTACCAATCCAACAGCGTTAGTTCCTGGGACTGCAATCGCAGCGACGTATGTGCTTGGCAGCACCACTGTTCCTATTACTGTTCCTACAGCGGCGGCTGAAACCGGTGATACGATCAATTTCACACTCATGGTGACTACGCCGGTTGCTGATGCAAATATGGGCGGTCAAGTTACTAATATCGCGTACGTACCGGCCGTTCCAGCTCCTATCTACGTCACGATGACAGTTCACGGCTTAACTGGTTTTACTACAACAACACTTGCGGCTATTCAGACTGCAGTAATTAGTTACCTAAACTCGCTCAGTATCGGCGAGCCGGTTGTCTACTCAGAACTCTACGGCGCTGCGCTTAATGCACGCAATAATCCGGACGTACCAGCTTTTAGTATTCGTAGTGTAACTTCAGCGCTCACCGCTACGCCGACTGGCACGATTGACCTTGCACTGAACTTTTACCAAGTGGCAGAAGCTACGACAAGCACAGTACTGGTGACCGCCGTATGAACAACCCAGACTTTGGAGTAGGCGGATACGGAAGCGGAGGGTTTGGCAACTCACCGCTTGAGACTCTTCCAATTGGTTATTACCTAGGACTATTGTCATCAGAGTACCGCAACTCGCCTAAGCTGAACGCTTTGCTTGCCTTCCTGCTCAGAAAATTTGATGACGTCAGTGAGTGCCAGGTTTCTTTCGACACGGCGTTTGATCTTGCCTACGCCGTTGGTGCACAGCTTGATACGCTCGGTCTAATATTCGGGATACCACGCACGTTGCCATTCCAGCCTAGCAATGGCGCCAGCCCAGTGCTCACTGATTCCGTCTATAGGCAATTATTACAGGCACGTGTAACCTGGGATACGTGGGATGGTAAGATTGCGAGCATTCCGGCGCTGTGGAAACGGATGGGGTACGCGGGAACTCTAATACTCCAGGACACGCAGTCGATGAGTGCCAACATTACGTGCCCTGGAATTGATAATCCTCTCATACTCGATCTTCTCTGTGGTCAAGCGGCGGGGTGGTCTGGCAGTGGCCCACAACCAACAAATGTGAATATGGATGCGGGGTTACTAATTCCACGCCCGCAGGGCGTCGAGTATTTTTATAACAGTAGTTTGCTTCCAGTTTTTGGGCTAGATCGTCAGGATGCATTCTGCGCGGGATTTGACTCAGGTCTTTGGTCGAATTGACTCCAAAGGCTTTACGTAACGTAGCAAAATGGGGTATAAACAAATTCAGGGATAGGGAAGGCCTCCCGATAAGCGTGTCATGCCCGACACGTTTCCCTGACTAATTACGGGCTTATGAGGGCGTTCATGAAA